TCGGCTGTTCGGCGTGAGGAATGCGCTGATATCGCATTACTGGCGGTAGGGCGCTGTAGTTGAGGCCATAAATGACCCCATCCATGCCGCCGCGCAGCCATTGCGTCTGCATGGCACAAAGCACCGCCAAGGGTGCTTCGTTTTCCGGCCAGATGTCGATATCGACGCATTCCTCTTCGCGCTCGCTCAAATCGGCCTCAATGCCCATGGCCTTGAGTGCCTCTTTCTGGGCTGTCAGGTCTTGCTTACCGCCAAGCGCCCAGTGCCTGGCGGCGTCCCTCAGTTTTTTGACCGGCTCTCCGTCAATGCCAGCACGTAGGCCAGAAAGATCTCGCGGGCTGCCGGCGAATAATCGCCGAGCAGCTGCGCAAAGGCTTCATGGCTAAACGGCACCGGCTCGCCGTTGCAGTCGAAAACATCACTCCAGCCGACCACGACCGGACCGAGCACTTCGATATCAGGCTTGTTTTTGGATGATTCAGTCCACTCGCCCAGTGCCTTTTTGCTCAGGTGCTTAAGTTCCAGCTTGAGCGGCACTACGCCTTGCGGCGTGGATATCTTGACCTCGGTTGAAAAGGTCGGGTTCGGTTGGAGTTTGAACATCAGGCCACCACTAGACGCAGCTCGTCGTTACCAGCCGAAGGCAGTAGGCGGCCGTCAAAGCCGATCATGCGACGGCCCGACTGTTCCTCTTTCTTCGGGTTGAGCAGCTGCACCGACGGGGCAAACAGGGTCACGATGTAACCGGCAGTTGAGCCATGCGTCAGGCCGATGCTGGTTGCCGTGTTATTGACCACGTTACCCATCAGCGTGACTTCCTGTGCGGCTGTCAGATCCAGGCTGACAGATGCCGTCGATTCACGATTGGTGACATCGATCGATTCACCACCCACCAGGGCGATGAAATCGACGCTGTTGCCCAAGCGAGCCGACAGGCCTTTGCTCGGGTAAGCCGTGCCACCAGACAGGCTGCCGGTAGCATACGTGCAGCCGAGCAGAATATCTGCCGTGTTGCTGTCGGTAATGACTGCCGGTGTCTTGAAGTTGCTGATCGTCAGCGCCGGGGTCGATGCTGCCGAAACGCCACCGTAGAGGCCACGGAAACTAAACGACATGACCGGCTTCTCACCGACATTCATCTTGAATTCCACATCACCACGGGCGCCGAGCAGCTTATGCACCACGCCATCATCGTAGTAATAGATCGTGGCCGACTCGAAAGCCGACGAGATCGGGGTGTATTCAACACGAGCGCCAGCAGAGATTGCCTCAGCCAGGCCAGCGGCACGCAGCAACGGGCCGTAGGCCGGTGCCGTACCAGCAGTGCCAGCGCCTTGCAGCTCGACATCAAACGACAGTTCGACATACTTGGTGCCGACCAGTTGCTCTGAGGCGCCCAGGTATGGGCGGAGCAGTGCGCGGTCGACGTTCTGCGCATTGAGCGGGTTGACCTGCTGGTTGGAGACCAGCATGGCATTGGCAGAACCTGTAGGCACGCTGTCGGTGCCGTAAGTGGTTTCGATTTTGGCCAGAATGGCCGAGTTACGGACGATACGGGCCATGATTACTCCTTGTCAGACGCGGCAGCATCTGCAGCCGGCTGGATCGATTCTTGCGAGTTATTCTGATTGGCACGCTGTAGCGCACCGGTCTTGTCATCACGAATGTAGCTACCGCCTTCGGTGGGCAGTGGCAGATCGGGGGTTTTTTCCTGTTTGGCCATGACGGCTCCTGATTAGTTGGCAATGTCCGAGTGGGACGTGCGATACGTAAACTGATACCGAAGCGTGCGTGCCGCGCAGTCACCCAGGTCAAAAGCCCAGCTACACGTGTTGCGCTTAAGTTCGATGACCGGACCGGATGGGTTTGCCGTGAGGTAGCCAATCAGGGCTTGATGTACGGCAACTTCAATCACGTCCGCGGCAGATTCCGGGTTGGCGCTCTGGGCAACCAGCACCTGAATCTCGATATCGGCCGTTTGCTCCAGCAGCCCGGTCGGGAAATCGCCGGCCGGCATGTCGTCACCGCTGGTGACGACGACGGATGGCAGGTTCTGGGCCTCAAGCGCCAGATCCAGATTGCGATAAACCGATGCGGTTATCGCGCCGCCGATAGCAGCCGTGATCGCTTCAACGATGCTGAGTCGAACCGAGCTCATTGTTTCACCCGGCAGCGATACGACAGCAAGGTGCCATCTGCGCTACAGTTGGCCTCATCCCGGTCTCGCAGAAGATACGTGCGGCCGCCAGCGGTGATGGTGTCGCCCTGGGCGATGCCGGTTGCATCGGCTGCGGCAAACTGGATGTTAATTTCGTTGGCAGAAATGAGACCAATGCCGGATGTGTCACCCGTCATGAGACGGACCTCGAAAACCGGGCTTGGTGTCACAGACCCGGCAGGCAACCAGGTTGCTTCGAAGAGCAACCCGGTCCCCTTGAACTTTTCGAACATGACGGCAGCGGTCAGCACGATCAGCCTTGATTAGCGAACGACGCCATCCAGCAGCACGCGGCCCACAAGATCACCAGATGCCTTGGCAGCCGTGAAAGCGCCAACCAGCGTGTTGCCGGTAGCCGTGGTGGTGATTTCCTTGTTGGTGTTGTCCCAGTAGGCTTTAGCGCCAACGGTTGCGGTATCGGTGGTTTTTGCCTTGAGGTCAAACACGCCCTCAATAGCAAATACGCCAACGGCACCACTAGCCACGGTTGCAACAGCAACGCCAAAGATGGCGCCAACCAGCGCACCAGCGCCAGAGGCTACGTCATACGGGGCCGCCAGTTCGAGCGAATCGCCGTGTTGAATAAAGTTTTTCATGATGATCCTTTCGTGATCAGTGCGTTATTTGGAGCTTGCAGTTGGCTGACCGGTTACCCGATCAGCCGTTCGCATCAGGTGCCGATTAAGCGCCCGGGTTCTTTGCCATGGTGCGGAAGTCCAGAGCCTTGACGCCTGCATCCAGGCGGACCTTGAACTCAACGCCATCGATCTTCCAGCCGTCCTGTTGTTCCAGAACCGGGGTCTGGATACCGTCCAGGTAAGCCACTTCGATGGTGTCGTTCACCATCGGATCGGCCGCCAGGAAGTACGGCAGCGGGCTACCGGCAGCGATGGCGGCATCGATACGGGCATCGGAGATCACTTCGAACAGGCCGCGCACGTAGTTCGGCACGGTGTTGTTCTTGGCGCTGGCGCCGACTTCGTACTCAGCCGTATTAACCTGACGGGCTTGGCCTTCCAGGGCAACCGGAACGATCAGCTTGGTACCGCGGATGTTCAGGGCGCTGGCGTTGCCATCGGTCTGCTTGGCCATGGCGACACGCAGGGCATCGACAGCGGCGGTAGACAGGCCGGCACCCGTGAGCAGGTTTTTATGGTCGGCGTGGAACAGTGCCGTACCGTCTGCCATATTCGGGTTGCCGGTCAGTACGGCGTAAACCAGGTTGCCTACGGTACGGATGGCAGCGCGACCCATCAGGCGCGGGATCTTGCTGAAGGCGTTGAGGTCATCATTGATGATGGCCTGACGGGTGATGGCGAACAGCTTGCCGTAGGTGGCCAGCTGGATCGTTTCGCCGCGTTCACCGATATTGGCGTACTTGTACTCACCGCCTTCGCGCACTTGGTCCAGTGCCGGGAAGGTGTTCAGATCCAGGCGCTTGGCTTCTTTGAAGTCCGGGAGAATGCCGACCGAAGTCCAGTTCTGGAAGGTTTCATTGGCTTCTTCGTAGCCTTTCAGCATGGCTTTTTGAGCCACGTTGGTTAGCAGCGCCGGGAAGTCCGATGTCGATGTGAAGGCAGCGGCAACGATATCCATCTTGCCCATGTTGCCAACACGGATGCCGTTGCGTTCGCACGAAGCGCGAGCGACTTCCAGCAGCGTATGGCCACGGAACTGGTTGGCATCGTCGTGCTTATCCAGACCGGCGCGAGCCATCAGTGCCTGGGTGGTGGCAGCGCGGAATTTGTCGCCTTCATCCACAACCGTGGTGATATGCGGCATGGCGCCCTTCGGAGTTGCCGGTTCTGCGGATTCGCCGAGTTTGGCCAACAGCATAGTGCCAGCCGCTTCTACGGTAATGCTGGGGTCCAGCAGAATGCTGCGCTCCAGATCAGAGATACCGTCACGCGAGGCAAACGGCTTGAATTGCGCAGCGATCTGGGCATTCATTTCTGCAGTGCGAGCAAACGCAGGCGTCGGAGCCGGTGCAACAGGCTGCGGCGTAACAATGGCTTGCGGGGTCGGGGTGGCGGGTTGCGGGTTAGCCGCCGGGTTGGTGTGAGGCATCGTAGCTTCCTTTCGGTAGAAGGCGGCGGCAGCCGCCGGGGGGTTGAATCGCGCCAGATCCTCTTTCGAGAAAATGCTGAGCATGGCTGCAGCCTGGGTTGATTCGTCTTCAACTGCGGGGGCGGTTGCGTCTGCAAAACCCTCGTCAACTGATTCTTTGGCGGTAAACCAGTGGTCTTTACCGTCTGTCATAAGCGCCAGGCATTCCTGTTCGGTCTTGCCTGACTTTTCGGCATAGCTGGTCGCCATGGCCGTAGCAAACTTGTCGAGCACATCGGCGGTTTCACGGAGATCTGCCGAGTTACCCATGGCAAACGTCCATGGGGCATGAATCATGAGCAGCGCGTTGTCGGCCAGCGTGACCGTATCTCCGGCCATGGCAATCAGGCTGGCGATCGATGCAGCCATGCCATCTACGTAAACTTCAATGGTGGCGTCATGGCGCTTCAGGGCATTGAAGATGGCGATGCCATCAGGTACCGAGCCGCCAACACTGTTGATACGCACGCGAATCACGTCACTCTTGATGTTCTGCAGATCTCGGACCAGGCGCGATGCCGTGACGGATTCTTCGTCCCAGCGGCTGCCGATGCTGCCGTAGATCAGGATCTCGGTAACAGACTCGGCATTCACCTGAACGGCAGCGAGCGACAGCGCCGTTGTGAGCGCGTTGATCTGGTACCAGGGTTGGTTTTGGTTAGGCATTCGGTTTCCTTTATGGTGTCCGGATGGGTGTTTGTTCGAGTAAATTTGACTGTGCCGATTTCGGAGTGACATTTCTCTTGAAAAATGTCACTATTTTCGAAACTCAATCCTGTGGCGGGTTTGCGGGGTCGTTATTTTGTTGACCGTTGCTACCCGGGGCGCTTCCTGATGGCTGCGGCGCCGGGATACCACGGCTCTCTTTCAGGCGTAGCCAGCGCGACTGCTGGTCAATCACATCGCGTGGGTTACCGCACCGCTTACGGATGATTTCTGGGCCGCTCATATAGGCGCGGTCTTCCATCACGGCATTGGCCTTAGCCTCTTTCTCGGGGTCAATCCATGGCATCTGCGGGGCAATGAACAGGCAGTCGTAAACAGTTTCCATGTCCACATCCATCGGCACGCGCAGCTGGCCACTGGCGATGGCCATATCAATGAACCGCTCGTAAATCGGGCGAACAAACTTTTTGGCGAACTCGTCAGACAGCACGGCATAAGATGACCAGCCCTCGACCAGCTCCTGCCGCTGGGCGGAATAAGTGCCGTTGTAATTGCGCGACATGGTGCTGTAGGTCAGGCCAATGGCGCTGGCGGCGGCGCGTAGCTGGCCGGATCGGTAGGTTTCCAGGTTCGGGTTCGGGCGGTTGGTATCAATCGTGCCGATTTCTTCGCCGGGCTTCAGGTCGTCAAAGACCATGCCCGCCTGGAAGCGAATAGAGCGCTGCGGCTCATTCGCAGATTCCGGCGGCGTATAAATATCGGCCCCGCCCTTTTTAATGTAGGCCGCCATGGATGCGGCGACCTTGGCAGCAACGCGCTCGGATTCCTCGTAGTCTTTCAGATCTTCCAGGCGCTCAATTACGGCGGCAAAGGCGCTAACACCGCGCAGTTGGCGAATACGGGTAATGTTTGCCAACTTCAGCATACGGTCGGCAGAGACGCGCTTCAAGGCTGGGCCTTTGGCGTACACGGGGTAATCGCCCGGGTGCTCTTTGTAAACCCAGAAGGCAACTGGCTTGCCCCAGCCGTTGATCTCGATGCCGTGAACGACGTTATTGCCATTGACTACGTACTGCGTATCCAGTGCCGTCATCTGCAGCGGCACATGGTCCGGTTCCATCAGTTCAATTGATAGTGGCACGCTGGAGCCGTGTTGAATCACCGGAGAAATACCTTCAACCAGTTGCGCCAGCACTTCGCCATCACGCACCCAGGTACGGCATGCCAGACGCTGGGCCGAGGCAAAATCATGCTCTCGCGTCACTTCTGGCAACTTGCACCAGTCTTTGTAAAGCTCTGCCAGGCGCTGCGCAAAGGCGTCATGGATCTCGCCATCCAGGCTACGCGGCTGTGGCTCTATGCCAATGCCAGCGGGGCCAACGATGTTATTGACCAGGGCGTTAATGGCACCCAGAACAAGATCGTGGTTCTGTTCCAGGTGGCGTACCTGTTCGCGCAGGCTGGTACCGGCACGGCCTACCGCCACATTGCCGGTGTTGGCTTCTCGCCGGCCTTTACGCAGGTTACTGGGCTTGGCTGCCTCGTAGTACGAGAGGATGGTACGGGCCTGTTGGCGGCGCACCCCAGCCGTCGGGCTAAAAAAGCTGACCAGCCGGTCAATGGCGTTTAGCTTGCTCATTGCGAAAAGTCCGCTACGGCAAAGCGCGGCGACCGCGATGCGTTAGCTTGGGCGTGTAGATCTTTGATGATCGTGTCGCGTGCCTGTATCAACTCTTCTGTCGACCGGTAGGTAATGCGCATATCGCCAAGGCCGATGGATAGCTCCCCGGTGGCGATGGCTTTGTTAACCCTGTCTAAATCCGCTTGCGTAAAGGCCATGAGGCACCCCTTGTGGTAATACAGGGATGCTGCACATTACGGAGTGACATTTCTCTTGAAAAATGTCACTTTTTTTATTTTGGCGGTCTTCCCTGGGCCTTAATGGGCTTCCACGGGGCTTTAGACTAAGGCATTTCAAAAGACCGCCTTCTGGCGGTCTTTTTCTTTGGTCTAGCCCTGCGCCAGCATTTTCAGCAAATCATCAGGCCGTGACGATTTTCCGATTTTGGCATTGAGCAAGTCGATCTGGTCAGTCATGCTCTGCGTGACCCGTTGAGCCATTTCAGAAAACAGCTTCACCATGCCAATCTCTTTGTAATACTCATACGCCAGCGCATGACCAATGCCGCCCCGCTCTACTTCTTGCAAGGCGGCTTCTTCGTCAATCACTCTTTCCGGGTAGCCTCCGGCGCAACTGTAGGCAACCCGCCCCCGCAGATGCGCTACGATCACCCCGCGAATCTCGTAAGACAGGCTATGCGCTTTTAGCTCAATGGCGCGGGTCAGCGCCGGAGAGAAATTTAGGCCGGTGGGGTCTGCTTGGCGCACAGCCCAAAACAACAGGTCTTCCGGGTCAAAGGCAGTAGACCCATCCGGTTCGCCATAACTGCCCGTTTTGCGGATCTGGGGCAGCACCTCCCGTGTGACCCACTTGGCAAACTTACGGGCGGCTGGTTTATGGCTGCGCAGCACCAGTGTGTACATGCCGGATTCTGAAATGATGCTTAGTTGCTGCTTTCCGCGAATGGTGTCACAAATCGTGACACCCTTTTCGTCATCATCCAGGTGGGCGGCTACGGCCTGCCGGGGATTGGTGTAGCCCAGCGCCTGGCAGACATCGGCAGCAACGAACCACGGCTCACCATCAATCACGATAATGCGGACGGGGTGGTGTTCAAAGTCAAATGGGGTTGGTTTGGTTACAGTGCGTGCAACAGCAGTCATGGTGGCACTCCTTTCGATAGATTGGTTTTGGCCAACCGCCCCGCTTCCAAACGGGGTGGGCGGCACTGCACAGGTTGGAAGACCGGTCGAAAGGAGCCGGCGCACCCGAAGGTGCCCCGCACAGGCCGCCCATTAAAGGGTGCCTAGCGCAACAAAAAAGCCGCTACCTCATAAGCTGTGGCGCGGCTGCTGCGCCTTCCGAAACCGGGCTTCCAAACCCAACGCCACTTGTCTGTGGCGTGCGGTAAGGATAATGTGTTTCTGAAATTGCTGTCAACAACAATCGGCTGGGGGTGCTATGTTTGATTTTCTGTTTAAGCCAAAGGTAAAGACTTACCCGATTATCAAGCCAGAGACTTTTACCCCGCCAGATGCACCAATCAGCACCGCTGACGCAAAGCGGCTTTACCGTGAGGTAATGGTGGCTATTGGCTATCTCGATAAGGGTGACGCCAGCTATTACGTAAAGCATTTGACCGAAGCCATAAAAGACCGGGAATCTGACCTGGAGTTGGCGCTGGATGACCAAAAGGCTTATCTCCAAGACACGATAAATGAAAACAAAGAGCTGGTTAGAGACTTGAAGAAAGATTTGAGGGCTGCTAAAACAGACGATGAGCGCGGCGTTATTACGCTTGAAATCAGCGATCTTCAATCGCAGATTCTCAAATACCAGGCGGCTATCGAGACGGAGAGAGCAGCGCTTGAATCCTTCAAGAAAGATAAAAGGAGCTTTCTTGTTGATTACGTTAACCGGGAACTCCATGGAAGCGAATGGTCTAAAAAAGTTTAATTGCATGTTTTTATGAGTGATCCTAAAAACCCGATTCCGATACCAGAGCCGCAGCGGCGCGGCCCGGAGCCGTTTAACGACTGGCCCAAAAAACCGCCAAACCTACGATAAATACCACCGGTGTAAGCGCGGCGGCGATTCGGCAGCGGTCTAGCCAATAAGCCCGGGTATGGTTTCGCTGGGTGTTTTTCTGGCACGGCGCAGCCATGCTTTCTAGTACCCATTGGTAGATCTGTTCGGTGGGCTCGTTTTTATAGGGCTCTTTTGCCGCAACCAGCAGGTTTTCTGGGCTGTTGGTGGGCGGGTATAGATCTGCGCTCATGAGGCATTGCTTAACCACCACAACAGCGATTGCCGCCAGGTAAAGGCTGCATATGGCAACAACCAGGGCAAGGCCCATTGGATGGCTTGAGTTGAGCAGCTGGAGACACAAGCCAATGCCACCGCCTACGCCAGCCAGAAGGATATTAAGCAGCGTTGTGGCGTCTTTAATCAGGCCTTCGGCAATGCTGACGCCAAAGGCTGCGTTCTGGCCTGCAAGCTTTATGGCGTCTTTGAGATATTCGGTTTGTTCTTGTGGGTTCATGATTTCTCCTTTTGGGTTAACCGCGCTTTTTCTCAAATCCGATTTTGAGTTCCTTGTCCCAGGTCTTCAGCATCTGTTTCTGGGTTTGCTGAGCAATATCTTCCAGGTTAATGATCTGCTGATAGCCGCCACGCCGAACAAACAGGAATACCGGCTGCACTTTGACGCCGTACATACCAGTTTTTCTCCAGATGCCTGCAGGCAGGTGTTGCGTTCTACCCTGTGCCCAGGAGCGACCACCAAACCAATTACCGGGCCCGCGGCTGATGAAGTAAACAACGCCGTTAATGATTTTGTAACCGCGCTCTGTTTTACCGTACTTGGCTAACGATTTTTTCCGCTTGTCCTTCATATTTGCCCGGTAGCCCTGCTCGCTGAATCCACCAAAATAGCTGATGAGCTGGGTGATGAATGACGGAGCCGGGTTTCCAAAGCCGTCCAACGGACAACCAGCTCCAGGAACCATGATGTAACCGCTATTCAGTACACCAAGCCTGTAGAAGGCGCGCTCCATTTTTTTGTATACACGGTTGCCTCCATGAAACAGGTGCTCGAGCACTTCGTTGTAAAGTCCGCCTTTTCCGGCCCCGTCAACACGCAGGCCAACGCTGGCCACGAGGTTTTCTTTGTCTGCCTTGTCTACCCGAAACGAACGGAGTGAGAACGGTGTTGCGCCGCCTTTAAAGGCGCTTCGCATTTTGTCGTAAACCCTATCCCGCCCATAAAAGGCACTATCGTTCAGGGTGTTTCTGGCTGCGGTTCGAATGGTATTTGGTGTGTCTCCAAGCAGCTTGGTGACCTCTTTGAGATCAATGGATGCTGTAATTTTCATGCTGTTATACCCCGTCTCTCTTTTCTACAATCCGGCGAATCTGTCGCTTGGAAAGCGGTGTGCCGTTTCTGTTAGGGTATTTTTTAGCCAGGTCGGCATAGTTGCGGCCGTTGAATTCGGAGCGAATCTGCGCATCACGGGTCCGCTTGTTGATGGCTGGCACGTAAAGCAGCCGGCCTGGAA